CAACCTCATCAAGAAGTACCCAACGGCAAGGAGCAGAACGCAGGCCCGTAGCTGAGTTCGCCCCGGTAAGGAGGAGGATTCCACCTGGAAATTCTTTTGAAAACATCGTGTTGCCTGAATCGCGGCTTCGAGCCGGAGCGACCTTCTCCGCCAGACACGGTGTCTCATGAATCAACGAGTCAAGACGTTGCTTGCTCAATCTTTTAGCCATCTCGATCGTCGGCTGCACAAAAAGTGCTGGGCCGGGCGCGTGGGCAATCATGTACCCAACGACGTTGTTGATCGCTTCTGTCTTGCCAAGCTGCGCACCAGCCATGAACACCACCTTCTGCACAGGAGAGCTGGCGGACATGGAGTCCATGATTTCTTTCAGATACGGCGTCCGGTCTGTGCGCCAGGGGCCAGGTTCAGCACTCGCCTTGTTGGACAACATCCTGTACATGTCGGCCCACTGACTTACGGTCAAGTCAGGATCAGGCTTCAGGCCGTCACGGAACGCATGCCTGTAGATCAGGGCACCATCACGCATCGGTCAAGGTCTCCAAAGCCCTGCGGATCTCGCTGGTCAACGTCTGGTGGATGACGACCGGGTCAGACTCAGCAGCCAACTGATTGCTGACACGATCAGGAATATTCCCCAAAGCATCACGTACAGCACGAGCAGAAGTGAAAGCCTCACGCTGCACACGAGAAACCTCCACAAGCTGATCTTCTTTGACTTCGAGGTCCAGTCGAGCCAGTTCGGCACGGAAATGCTCAGACTTCGCACGGCTTTCATTAAAGGTCGGGATCTCAAGTTCAGAGGATGTCTTACGCGTGGGACTCGTTGAGACAAGCGGGTTGCCCTCGGTGTACGCCTTGACCGCTGCTTCCTTGTCCCATTCGATCTTGTTGCGGACAACCATGAAGCAACCGTCGAAACGGCCCTGACTCTTCATTTGGCTGATGCGAGCCTGCGTGATGCCAAGCTCCTCGGCCAGCTCTTTGGTGTTACAGACAGTCATAGACGCAATTTAAGGCAGGTAGCGCGGTTTTAAGCGAAATAGTGCCACAGGAGCTTTTCTTGGCATATAATTGTCAGCTTTTTGATTTTGGCGTCTCAAAGTGAGACAAACCTGGGAATGCTGCGACACGCATAGTTCTAACGCTAGAGAAAGAAGGGGGTTCGAAATTACCTGCAGCGCAGCTCGCAATAAGGACCCGCAAATGAGAATCAATAAGGCCGTGAAGAATTGTTACAATCTGCCACCTACCGGCAGGATCTGCGCTATATTATCAATGGCCAAATGGCCGCCAATCGCAACCGTTAATTATGTCTCTTTATTCAATCCTCAGCGCTCAACATAAAGAATTGGGCCGCAAATTAGAGGAAGCAAATAAGCTCAACAATGAGCACATTGAGAAGTGTAAACAAATTCTTTCAAAGTTAAAAGAACTGGAGTGCATCGAGGAGTAAAGAATTGGGGGGCAATTGCCCCCTTTTTTTGTGCAAAAAAAAACCCGGCACAATGGCCGGGGAAAGATAACAACAATGATGCAGAATCTGATCAGTAACAAGGCTCAATTGGCATGAGTCGAACAGGGAATGAGCAATCTTTGAAGCGGGCCAAGAAACAGCCCAGGCGATCAGACCATGCAGGCTTTGAGTATGTCAACCGCTCCAATTCGTAGAACGGAGACGAACTGTAACAGCTTGAGATCCTGTCGTTCAATGGGTCAAGATCTTTTTCGTCGTAGCGATCTTGGTTGATCGGTTCAGCCCACCAGCCTAGTTTCCACTCGAAAAATTGAGTATCACCTAAGCAATCATCGCAGAGATCAAAGATCATCGCGGGGCCGTATGCGCTGTAGCGGGGGTCACCCCCGGCGCCAATCTCGACGACGACAAAACAATCGCGAGTCCAGATCCAGTCAGGAGCGTTAGCCGGAGTGTAAACAGTGAACACAAAGAAAGAATCAAGATCATTCTCAGAGTTGTAAGAATTGTCCCTGATTGCCTCTTTGTATTCACAACCTTTCATGAGTTCGAATAGAGCCAGAAGATCGTCTTCGCACTCATTAGCCCACTTGTCGGCCAGTTTATCGGCCAGGGCGGAGGGCAGTTTCATGGGTGAGCCTAAAGACTCCTTAATGTGGTCTTCTGTGCTGATGCTGCAGCACTCGGGCCATTTTTGATCAATGTTGATCAGTTGCATGATTTGGTTGCGATTGGAAAGGGGAGCGGTTGAGCCGCTCAGAAAACCCCATACGGGGCTTGTTGAGAGGATCAGCGCCGTGAGCGCATCAGGTTAAGGGCCTCGATCTGAATCCCCAGGGGGAAGTAGGGGAAGCATTGAGCGGGGAGCAGTACGGCCAGGCGGGCCAGGATCGGGGGCATCGGATCAGGCTCCCATAGCGAGGAGGACCGACAGAATGCCGACCATGGCCCACAAGACCAATTGGCGCTCCTCGAGGTCTGCGATGCGCTCGGCTTGTGAATCGATCAGCTCGCAGGAGGCATCGATGATGTCCGCCTTTGTGCTGCGTTCGTTGACGTTCATGTGTTCTAGGTGCGATTGGATAATTGGCGCGGAACCCGCGACCTGCACAAATCATAGGGCCGCACCCTGGGGGTAGGGATCGCCTGTAACTTTTTTTATCATAATTTCTTCTTATGTTTCAATATACAAAGTAGTACAAGTGACCCCTGGGAGGTTTGTACTATAGGCCATGTGTACTGCAGTTCAGCCGTACTACTCAGCACTATTGAGATCGACTCTCAATTGCATTAGTGCCGTATGCGCATTGCCGCATAGTAGTGCATTTGTACCATAGTACGCTTGTACTGTAGTGCGTCTGTACTTGAGTACATTTGTACTGTAGTACATTTGAACCATAGTACATTTGCACCTAAACCAGGGTCGCTCCGGTACAAAAATCGCCTTAAACCGACCCCTTGCAAGAACTTCGAAGTTTTCTTAAACCGACCCCTCGCAAGAACTGAGCACCTTAAACCGACCTGCCGCAAGAACTTCAACGCAAAACGATTCGTGAAAAGTTTTTTGCAAATTCACGCTCAACGCTCGATCGTGCGATGTCGAGGAACTTGAACTTACCGCTGTAAGTCGGGAGGGCCGTCTCAGTCATGACGCGGTAGTAACGCAGCCCTGAGCGCTGACGATCAACAAAGTAAATACCAGGCTTGGGTGAGTTGGTGAAACGACGCCTGAAGTACGGCTCGTAGATCTCCTCCTCGTCCAGATAGATGTATTTGCTCAAGCTTTTAGGGTTCAGGGATGCTTCACCTGTTCCGGGGCGTCCGTAGATGTCAGCAGAACTGACGTTACCGCGCAGTGCCGAAAGAATCTGCGTGTACTGACCAGGACTCATGTTCCCGTACTGATTCACACGTGTCTTGGGGCTTCTCAGGTTGGCGAGCATGACCTTGCCGCGTTGACCGACCTGTGATGAGCGCCCATTTGACAGCTCCACAACGGTGTTTAACAGGGCACCCTGGAATCGTGTGGGGTAATACTTGCCACCGTAGATCTGTGGGAGTAGGTATTTGGCGGGTGGGTTGCCTTTAGGTGCCTCATCACGAATGAAGATCTTGGCTTCGAGCAGCTCAGGCGATGCTTTCCTGTACAGGAATGCGTTCTGGGTGAACGGGACGGGATTGTTGAACGTGTTCTTGGCTTGTGATTTCAGCTCTTGCGTCGTTGCAAAGACAGCTTGATTGAGCGCCAATGCGCCTGCACGTGGGATCTGAATGCGCTGCAGTTCAGTGATCTTCCCGATGATGTTTTTGGGGTCGAATTCGATCGTGATCATGCTGCCTCCTTTTGACACAGCATAAAAAAACACCCCGGTGAAGCCAATGCCTCAAGTCCGGGGCGCCCAATCGCAAATGAATCATACCACATCACAAGGGGCCTCGTGCTCAAGGTCCATGACTGTGATCATGACGCCAGGGGGTTCCTGCGCGACGCAGAAGCGTTTCTGTGCTGTGAGCAGAAAGCACTGAGCATCATCCTGGATAACCCTTGCGAGAGTGAGGCTGTCGAGGATTGCACGAGCAAGTTTGTCGATGTCAGGCTTGCTGGTCTTGTACTGCGGGGCATTGGACTTGAGTTGCCCTTTGCTGTTGTAGTGCGATTTGGGGCGCTGAAAGCGAAACACGAGGGAGATGCTGACAGGGCCATGGATCGTTGAGATTGACAGGGACAAGGCATCGGCAATGCACTGCTCACGCCAAGGTTTCAGGGCCTTGCAGGACTCGATCAGGCGCCCGTTGCCAACGTGTCGTTTGCTGCCTTGAGGAGCAGGGATGCCGATCGTGTTCCAAGAGAACGTCTTGTTCATTCAGTTTTGAGCTTGAGGCGTGTTTTGCCGTTGACTCTTTGCCAATAGTATTCGCTGCGTTGCAGGATGTATTCGTGCGTGTAGATGCTGGTGCCGCAGTCTGTGCACTTGATGTGACGAAGTGTGAAGTCAGGACTGGGGTAGGTTTTGATAACTCGCAGGTTATCGCCGCCGCAGGAGGAGCAGGCGTGTTTCATGCTTTGTAGTAGTAAGAACATTCAGAGGCGAAGGAGCCGCCAGCTTCAGGGATGTCTAGGGAGCAGTGATCGTTCTCCCATTGCGTGCAGTTGTGACAATCAAAGACGTTGCCCTCACTGAACAGATGCGTACGCAGGAAGTCGAGCTTCTGTTGCAGCACCTTGTACTTGTCGAGCGTTTCTTGCGTGACTTCGTACGTTGTCCAACTGTGTTTACAGGCAATGCAACGACGCCTGATGCGCTTTGCTTGATTGTTGAACGTCAGGTGTGACTCGATCACGTTGATCTTTGTCGCGTGGCATTCAGGGCATGTACGACCGCTCATGGGTTGACTTTTTCAAAGTGATGATTGTTTGCGCAACGGCCGGTCGTGACAGCTTTGTAAATGCCGCTACGTGTGACAAAGAACGCACGAGCAGCTTCTACATATGAGCTGTAGACAACACCAGTTTCAATGCAACGCACAGGTTGCTTTTCTGCGATGCCCCTATTGCGCTTGGGATAGGTCTCAAGGATTTTTTCAACCATGTCCATATTTTCAAAAATAATGAACAGTACGTCACGATCAAAGCCGCCAAACAACTCAGGGCGTTTGCGTGCAAATTGACGTACATTTTCAATGCGCATGTAAACCTTGGCTTTTGGATTTCTAGCTGACTTTGTGGTTTTGAGGCCCAACTTACGCCAGTAAGAAACCGCATCTTTTGAGCAGTTCAACAGTCGCGCCAATGACGAAATCGTATAAGTGCCGTGTTGTGGCTGAAAAGAGTAGCCAAGGCTTGACAGACGCGCCTTGATTGCAGCGAGTGAACGCTGTGGCCTTTGATTTTGTTTTGCTTTTGCGTTGAAGACGCCGCAGAGCATTTTGATCGGGAGCGACTCTGCGAGTGAATGAAGCAGTTCAAGGTCACCTCTTGTCCAGGGTGCACGTGTGCGTGCGTTGTGCAGGCGATGACAATGAAACGAGCATGTTTCGCGTGATGTGAGCCGCCCTTTCGAGATGAACTGAGGGATGAATTCAGTGTTGCAGATGATGCATTGACGAGGGCGAAGTGCTTGATGCTTCAAGGTCACATGTAAATGAATTCAGAGGGGGTGCGAGCAATGAGTCGCATGGCACTGACGACAGTGTGCCCATCAGGCGTGAAGCCGTCGTCGTTTTGCATGGCGCGTTCAAGAATGTCGCAGATTTTGTCCATTGCTGCCCTGGCTTGTTTACGACGCAGATCAGTGATGTCAACAGATGTTTGCTGATCAATTGCGTAAGCAACGAGATCGATTGGGTTGAAGTCTTCCATTGTGGGGTTGGGGGAATAATTCATTTTGGAGTTAATTTATGCACCTCTTGCAAATTCGCCAAACAGTTCAACAGCACGCTTGCAATAGGCAATATGAGCTAACTCAGGAGAATCAAAATGACCAATAAAAATTTTTTTACTGTTAATTTTAATTTCAGCACACCATTTGTTGTGACTTTTTTTGAAATGAACTCCTTTATAGCCACTTTTGTTATCTTTATGCATTGATTGATTTGCTCCATTTTGCGACCCCGTAGCCAAGCGCAAATTTGATGGTCTGTTATCATATCTGACGCCATTTATGTGATCAATCTGCTTGCATCCTGGATCTGTATTTGTTAAAAAATACCACGCTACTCTATGGGCACGATAATATTCCCGGTCAATGCCAATTTGAATGTAACCATCTGTAGTTTTGTTTCCAGCAATGCTTCCGACGCGAATATTATGTCTTGGAACCTTCCAATAAAACAAACCAGTTTCTTTGTCGTAAGACAAAATTTCACGAAGATATTCTAGGTCTGGCAAAGGTCTAGCTTCACTCATGACCGCACCGTCCAGAAAGGTGCACCGATCTTTTCTGTAGCGCGACTCAATGCGACTGCTGTTGATTGCAGTGACTTGAGTGTTTCTTGTGCATCAAGCACTTCTTGACAGTTTCCGTAGTCGTAGGTGACACGACCTTTGCTGTAGATGAAGTTGATGTCGTCGCATTTGTAAGTGTTGTCAGCGTCTGTCTTGAGGTGATCTAGGTCGCCCGCAAGAACGTGTTGCGTTAGTTCGGCCTGAAGATCCTTGATTTCTGTTTCAAGGGCACGTTGTTGTTGCTTGAGCCGGGCTAGTACGCGCAACGAGTTCTCTGCACTGCGCTGATAGTTGTCTGTCATTGTTAAGCGATTGAGTGTCAACAAGGAAAGCGATTGCGAAGGCAAGGATCAGAAAAAAAGTTGAGCGCATTGTTCTTGAGCTTCAGGTGACAGGGATTCGTTTGTGGGTTCAGGGTTTGATGTATCGAACCAACGAATTTGATTCCAGAACTCCATGTACTCATGAGCAGCGCGACGTTTTGCGTCAACGAAACTCAATGCCTCAACGTAGTCAATCACGTTGGCTGATTTGATCTCAAAGTAATAGCGTTTTGTGTTCATAGCAGGTAGAGGTTGATGAAGTGTTGTGCATCGGCAAGAGAGTCGAAAGTACGACGATGTGTAGCCCAACCGGGGACGAGGGGATCAACTAACCAGACAGCAAAGCCGCCGAAGTCAGAAGTAATTCTTGCGATTGGGGTGCCGTCATGAAGGACGAGGATGGGGACCTGTCCCTTGGCACCCACATACTCTACACCCCTAGCTGTAGGCGTCAAGGGTTCTGCAGCGCAAATGCTGAAAGTCTTTGAGTCCAATGAGTCTCATGCCGAGAAAGTTCTTCCTTGTTTGCAGCCACAGGGAAGGCAGGCTGATCAGGAAAGGCATACAGCGCAATAAATCGTTGCACTTGAATCCCGTAGTTCTCAGCTAGGCAGATCCTGTACGCCTGCATCTGACACATGGCCTCATCGCTGATCTGCCGTGTCGGCTTCGCCTTGTTAGGCGCTTTCGTCTTTAGGTCAAACAGGCAGAACTCACCGTTGATCTTGAGCAGCGCGTCAAGGGTGCCAGCAAAGGGCACGATGCCTTCATGACTGCAGACCTGATGCTCAGTGCAGACCACGTGATCTAGGTATTCCCACAGAGGCGCCTTGATGATGTTTTCGCACCAGGGGGCGATCGCTTCAGGGATTTCAGGGTTCTGCTTCAACAGGAACTGCTCAAACCAGTCGTGAATTGCAGCACCTCGACGAGCGGCCTGATCACGTGTCTCATCAGGATCACCACCCTCAGCAATGATCTTGGCCTTCCAGCGCCTCAAGGCTTGACGTGTGGCTTCTGATTGCGTTGCTGAGAGGATGCTGGTGATGCTGCTGTAACGCAGGTCAGGGCGTGTTTCATTCCAGTAGTAACGCGGCTGGCCTACCGGATTGCGTTGAATCAGTGGCAGGCGCTGCAGCGGCACAAAATCAGCACTGTTTGTGCCTATAGTAACGAGGCTCACAAGATAAAGTCGTCCTCTTGAATGTTTTCTACATTTTGTTGACGAAGTAGGTTGCGATACACAGGAGCGTTGCTGTTAACTTTCTGAGCAATTAACCAACGACGATAGTCGGCGTAATTCAAAGCAGCTCCCGGAGGCGGCTTGTCAAGGTCTTCGATGGTCCAATAACCCGATGAGATACCACGCCGCAAAACAGCCATGGCAGCAAGGGTTTCGTAAGCACGGTTCATTGCTTAATTTTTTTTAAGTAGTTTTCAAGCGTTGACATTTCATTCAACGCAAATTTTGGAACGTAATACGAGTCTCCTCGGCCTATTGGGTTATCAATAAATTGTTTCTTCATACCATTGGCGCCAAGAATCCAACCCTGTAAACGAATTAATTTATGTGCATAAGTTACAAAAACAAAAAGTTTTAAAGGGTCTTCATCCAAAAAGATTGGCAAGCGTCGATTGTGACCCAAGGAAGTTTTAACGTCAATGTTCGGCGGAAGATCAAATTTTGCGTATTTATCGTTATAACCAAAAGCCAAATTAGCGATTCCTAAGTATTTTGCAACGGCCATCTCGCCGATGGCGCCAGCAACATCAATTTGCCAGCCCTTTGCATCTTGTTGAGGTCCATTTAATCTTCCGGCGCGATTTTTTGATTTGTTGTGTTCGTGCCTTAAAGTTGCCTCTGCTTCACAAAGCAGAATTTCACGAGCAGTCAATGCGAAATCAATACTCATTGGAAATCAGTTTCCTTGTAAGAACCCATTGACGACAGACTGCCCCAGACCTTTTCTTTCACAGCATTCCGCTGTTCCCGATCGGCTATCGGATGCTTGACAAATCTCGACGAGCGAGGGCTGTGGGGATCCTCCTCGCCTGCGTTAGGGCAGAACGTCCAGTAGCAACCATCTGAGTCGTAACGCCCCAAAGGATGCCCGTAGCAGCAGTTGGGTGGTGGATTCATGCTTTTTGACGGAGCAAAGCTGGTCTTGGAGCTTTTCGGGTCAGCGACTTGCCAGACGTAGGTGCCGCTCAGTTCAGGTGCGTAGATCTTCATTTCACTCGTAAATGACGTAGCCGCCGACAGTCTGAGGGCCAGCAGGGACATGGTCTTCAAGCAACACAGCGTAACGCTCATCGCGCAGCCACCTAAACGCGTCGGGAAGGGGCGCGCACCACTCGTTGAAGAACTTGGCCTGCTTGACCTCCTCGACCGCCCTTCTAGCCGCTTCTAGCAGCCTCTCAGGCGATTCCAGCTTCACAGCGTCACCCCAAGCCTCAAACGCCTTCTTCTTGCTCTGCGCATTCGCCTTCATCGGTGCTCGCTGGTACTCGTTCCAAAACGCTGTAAACGCATCGTTGTACTCGGGTCTTACGCGCTTTTTTTTCGAGCTAACAGCTTTAATTGATTGTTTTGGATTTATTTCTTTTAGAGAAGAAACATTAGTATTACTATTTAAAGAAGAAAGAAAGGCTTCGCTTCCCTCCGGTCGCTCCGCCAGCGTAGCAGGCATGTCAAGCATCTGCTCGATCAAAAGGGCGCAAAAGGTAGCCGTGGGAAGGGATCTGGGTTTTTTGACGAGGAGTTTTTCGGCTGTGAAGGCGTCCAAAGTCAGCTTGACAACCATTCCGTCGCTTGGACCTGAGGTGTCTTCGAGTTCCACGAGGTGCGTGAAAGGCACTCCACCTTAAGGGGTCTTCCGGTCACCGCAAGTGACTCGTGGTGCGTCTCAACGAATTCATTTGAGACTCAACCCAACCGTTGACAGAGTGAGTATGGTGTTCAGGTACTCCAGGCATTCCTCATGCCCATCACCCTCAAGGCCAAGACCCAATCCACCAAAACCGTCATGCTGCAGATTGACCCTGCACTGCATCAACGCATCAAGTTCATCGCCAAGGACCACAACATGTCGGCCGCTGCTGTCATGCGTCAGATCCTTGAGCAGGGCATTCAACAGGTGGAGGACGCTCGCGCCTGATGTCCGAAAGAACTCCCGTCTATCCCCAACTGGCGGGAGTCATCACTCTCTCTGACGTCAAGCAGAAAGGGTCTGGCTCCTACGCCGCTGATTACGTCCCCTGGGCCAAGATCACGCAGCTCCTGAACGAACACGCCAACGGCTGGCTCCCTGAACTTCAGAACTCTGAGCAGGGCGGCTACGTGCACCTGGCACCCAACAACACTGGGTACATCAAGATCCAGTTTGTTCACAGCTCAGGTGACTACACCCCGTATTGGCCATTTGCGATCACTGACAATCGAAACAATCCCATCCCCTTCGAGAAGATCAGTGCTCGCGATCTGGCTGATTCCCATCGCCGTGGAATTTGCTCTGCTGCCGCTGCTTTCTTTGCTCTGGGCTACGAGCTTTGGGCACGCGATGAAGTAGCAGCTTCTAGTGCTGAGACAGTTGAAACTCAACCTGAGAATCATCTGCTTGCTACTTTCGCGCCAGAACCAAAGGCCGCTGCCAAGCGCACTAAACCCGCGCCTGAGGCAAAAGCACCTGCACCTGCCGCACCTGAGGCAACAGTCAAAAAGGACCTCATTGATCGCTGCGTCGATCTGGTTCAAGCAAAACTGGATCGCATTGATCAAGTCGCTTGGATCGCTGACAAGGCAACCAAATGGGACCTTGACGGCCCTGGCAGTAAACTGGCTCAAATGTCAGTTGATCAATTGCAATCCTGCGTTGATGAATTGACACGCAAACCTGACCTGCAGAAGTAATGGCAACTCCCGCAGGAAACAAGATGCGGGTGCAAGTTCTCCTTGACCCTGAAGCGCTGGAACGTATGGAGCGCGAAGTTGCGCTTCGTTACAACTCAGACTCCAGGGTCACTGTTTCTTCTCTCGCAAACGAGATCATCAAGTCTCACTACGCAATCCTTCAACACCCAAATGAGTAATTCAACTGCGTTCAACGCCAAATTCCGCATTGTCGAGAATCGCAATCGCAAAAGCGACAAATCGCCTGAGCAGAACATCATCGTTGATTTCACCGCCAAGGAAGCCGTACAGGCCGCCAACTATCTGATGACGATGGCCGAGGCTGCAGAGGTCAACAACAAGACCGTGCGCATCTACACCGGCAAGGACACCTTCACCGAAGAAGTTGGCTTCAGCCTTTGGGGTGGTCTCTGGGGTAACAAGGGATCGTTCAGCCCACTCAAGCCTGACAGCGTCAACGACCCCATCTTCTGATGACAATCGACGCCCTTTCGCCTGACGATGCACCGCAAACAGGCCCCGGTATTTCCTATTGCATTGCAAACCACGCACGGATGTTTGACTTTGAATTACGCATTCCTGGCCAGCGCCCCCTCCGTGGTTGTATTCGTGCTGTTGATCAAAAGGATGCAGAACGTATCTTGTTCAATCGGCATCCACAAGCCAGCAGCATTGACATCGGCAAAGGGCGTTCGATTATTCCTTCAGCAAAGAAGACTTGATCCTTCCTGATGAAAACCAAAGCTTTCCGCCTGACCAATCTCCCCGGTCATCTTGCGCGTTTCTTGAACACCAAACCTGCGACAGAAGGTGCTACTGACGTCAGCGCCATGAACAACAGGATGCACCTACTCGATGCGCTCTACAACATGGACGGACGTAGTGACCCTTCACACGAGTCTCATGGCCTATACACCGGCCTCACAGCTAAATACGTTCAGCGTTGACCTGTCCTTAATTTTTGAGAAACGGCGTTGAAGAACTTGCCAAGCTACCGTTCTGGCAGATGGGTACCTGTCATGGCTGCTCCTAATGCTGACTTTCAGTTCACTGAGGGCCATGTCAGGATCCTTCTCTGGATGTGCGAAACGCATCAAGACTGGATTGATAATGCCACCGCAGAAATCATGCGGAATGGCGAGGTGCCATCAGAAAATTTGATGCACTGCCGTGAAGGTATCTCAGACCTCAAATGCTGGGGTCTGCGTCTCATGGAAGTGATCGAAGCAACACCAGATGACGAAGAAGACGAAGAATATGATGATGATGAGTCGGACGAGGACGACTATGAATTCCCGCAACTGGTCAATTTCGCAGCGGATCTTGAAAGACAGTGGAGCGGTAATCGAGGTCCTGGAAGACGGCGGAGAGGTCCTCTATCGAAGTTGCGCTCATGGCTACTGTCAATACTCCAATGACCTGTGGCAGGCTGAGATCTATTGCGATCACTTGATTGCAAAGGCGATCCCAGATGTAACGCAGGCGATGAGTTAGGAGCTGAGTTCTGTTTGGCGTGTCAGATTGCTTGCCGCCTCCTTGGCTAGCCACTTCGCCATTGTGCGTTGCTGATGCGCCATCTGATTCAACAGGAGCGCCATCTTGTACAACGACTCCAGGTCCTTGTGCGCGTACCTTTCCTGAATCGCTTGCGCAGTTGAGATTTCCGAGAATTGCGTTTCAGCGCTGATCTCGATTGGATTCCAGTTCATAAGCAGCTTGTGCAGCCTCGACTGCCACATTCTCTACATCAAAGCAGGTCGCTAGGTAAAAGACAGTATTTGATTTCACAAACCAAGGACGCCAGTAACCCATCAGGTCGTAGCGAACCCATTCAGCCCCGTAGCCGTCGCGCATAAATTGACCTGGACTCACGATTTTCTTTCCTCGTCTTTTTCAAAATCTTGCCTAGGATTTGCGCAACAGGGAGCGCGTCATGCACTCTTGGATCGACGAGACCAGTCTGATTCCAAAGAGAGAAACAAGGGCGCAATTCAGGTTAAAGATCTTTGAAGCTTTTAGTGGCAATTGTGCATACTGTGGTGAGCACGCAAAGTCGCTTGATCACGTTATCCCAAGACATCGCGGTGGGCAAACGATTGTAGAGAATCTCGTCCCAGCTTGCTTGCGCTGCAACGGATCTAAGAGTTCGATAGAGTGGACTCTCTGGTATAGACAGCAAGAATTTTACTCAATCGAGCGTGAAATTGAGATCTGGCAGTGGCTGTATCAGTTCAGGGATGAACTTTAGAAGCTGATACTTTACTGTCGTTGTTGTAATGACCGACCTTGGCGTAACTGACGTCCGGTTCTTCACTCATTTCAAAGAAGATTATCTGCCCAATTTTTAACCCAGGGTACAGGGGTAGTGAATGCATCTTGCGTGCATTTTGCAGTTCTAGTGTCAACCTAGACCCATGCCAACCAGGGTCGCACCAGCCTGCCAGCATGTGACTATAGCCAGCGCGTGCCCTGCTGCTCTTGAGCGCAAACTGACCACAGACGCTTTCCGGCAGATTGAACGTCTCGATCGTCTCCGCCAGGACGAACTCACCAGGGCGCAGCCAGTACGGGTCCTGTGCGCTGTATCCAGTCAGGTCAAGAAGCTCAAGATCCATGTCCATAGGCCGCTCAACCATCAAGTGATAGCCAAGCCTTACATCCAATGACGCAGGGTTCAGCAGCTCCTCCATGAACGGAGTGACCATTGCATGGTTCTGGCACAGCTTGCGAATTTGCCAGTCACACAGGACAGACATCAGTAATCCCAGCGGATACGAGGACGACCTTGACGCATGCCGAGGTGCACAAAGCCTTTCTTGGCCCCGTAACCAACGCTGCACGGCCAGGTCTGATCACAATACTCTTGCACTTTGTAGATGTCCACGTCCTTCACCCAGAAGTCCACAGCGCCCGTGTCAGGCTTGTTGTACAGGTGCTCTGAGTTGGCAGCACCACCAACAGCAGCATTGACAGCAGGGGGGCGATACCCGCTCGTGATCACAATCGCCTTGTTGCCAAACTTTGCACGCACCTTCTCAAGGAACACGCAAAGCTCAACAGCAGTGTCACATTGCGACTGATTCGCAAAACGACGCCTGTTGTCATAAAGCGCAAGCTCGCCGTACAAGATATTGGGTGTGATCTTGTAATCAAACGGCTTGTCAGGCGTAAACCCACCAGATGGCTTTGGCTTGTTCACAGGGTCCTGTTCATTCATCAGCTTGATCAATTTGTCCGCATAGGCAGGGTCTGTCGCATAACCCTCTTTGACCAGCCATCGAGCAGCGTCCTCACGTGTTGCAGCGTTATTGCAACCCTTGTACACGTTGTAATCCTTGTACCAGCGCTCGACCAGATAGAACACGCAGGTCTCAAGGTCAGGGAAGTCCAGGAACGAATCAAGGATCGTGATCCATCTGCCGTTCACATATTCTTTCGTGTTACGACTGGTGCCTGTGCCCTTCAGCCCGAAGTAATTGTGCTCGCCTGATACATGCCTGCCAAAGCCAGACTCAAGCGCCCACTGCGCCGCAACAAGCTCAGGGAATTTCGCACCACCTTTCTTTGCCGCTGCAACAACGCCAACCCAGTTGTTATCAAAAACATCCTGCTTGCCAGCCTGCGTCCAGGTCTTGAACCACTCCTGATCCCTGTTCAACAAATCAGGGCATTCCTTTAACAACTCCGCTTCCAATTCAAAGATCGCCGCAGTTTGATGCGGTAACGCTTTGTAATATTTGAACAGATCAACTAGCTTCAGGCGGTTCTGGGTTTTCATCGTTCCAAGGGGAAGAGATTGACATTGGCCCACCTAAAAGACGACTGTCACCTGTCTGCTCTGGTGTGACGTCTTCATGAATCACGACAGGACGACGCTTTGATCGCTCATCTTCAAGATCAATGACCTTGTTGACACGATCAATCTCACGATCAAGCAGTGGCGTCAACGTCGCGTGAAACTTATGTTCCTGCGCAGCACGCTGTAAATCATGCCGCCAGTCACGGCTTTGATAACGCCACAGCCATGTCGTCTTGTCGTTCAGCGCTTTGGGAAGACAAGCTTCAGCACTTTGATCAGAAGCTGCACCCAAGAGTTTTCGCGGATTGGCAGCAGCGCAATGACTTCAGAACCAGCAGCGACCAGGATCGCAACAGCAGCAACAGTGGTGGGGTCCATGACGGTTAGGTGTCTGCTACTAGCTTACTTTTGCATTTCGAGTTTGATAAGCCTGCCCTCGTGATCCATAACACGTCCTTCCAAATTGCTCACCTGCTTCTCAAATTTCAACTGATTGCTCAAGACGTCATCCAGCTTGGTAGGCACTGTATAGACAAGGTAGAAAATGCCAGTCGAGACGGCAACGGTTGCGGCAACACCAACGCCAGCAATGACGTCCTGCTTGACACCACGCCAGAAATTAGGTTCAGACATGGCTCGACCGCAAATACTTTTTGATCTTACCTACCCTGACCGCGTAATTTCTTGCGCCCTTTTCTTTCAGGCCTGGACTGCTTTCCTTGACCTTGAGAGGTAGTTTTTGGCGGGCCTGGCTGGTGCTCAATACGTGCTGCACCTACCTTAGATTTGACAGCCATTATTCTTCAGCAGGCTCTTCCTCTGCCTCCTCTGCAGGCTCTTCTGCCACCGGCTGCGGCGCGTAAGGATCAGCAGGCCACACGGGGTAGTTGGCGCCAGTGATGTAGGCAGCTAAGTCGTCGGTGTCAAGCGTGTCACGGATCACGCCCACCTTCACACCAGTAGCCAGCCGGATGTCCTCACGCCAGGTCTTGAGTAGCGGGTCAGCAGCCTTGCCGTTGTCGGCCTCGCGGATGATGATCCAGTCAGTAGGGGCCAGCAGCGTGTTCGCCGTGGTGCGTGTCTGTTGCACCCACTGCTCGACCAGTTGGCCGTGGTCTTTAGGCAGCCCCGGTCCCCAGTAGAACCGCTGATCGTATGGCTCAGGATCTGGTTCCCACACGATGCCGAGCCGATCGCGGTCAAGCTGTGTGCTGAGTCTCAGCCAGTTAGCGGGATATTGGATGCCTTCGTAGCTCCATGGCGCATCCATGGGAAGGGTCCGGCCGTCTGGGAGTGCGTAAGGCATAGCTAAGGGGTCCGTTCTGGCAGTCTAGATCCAAGCCAGCACAAGGGGAAGCGACTACTCAAGTTCACGGTAATCACCGTTGATTTCAGTGATCAGCACATCGGCTGCTTGCCAAAAACCTTCCTTTCGCAGCCATGAAGCGGCGTAGCAAACAGCTTCCAGAGCAGTTTCCCTAAAGTGGTGGGCGTCGTCACTATTACTGATAACTTCGGTGATGGTATCAAGAAGGGTAATTTCGTTAGACATGGAAGTTGGAATGACTACGAGGGGTCAGGGAGCTGCTCCAGGGCGCGGAGAAGGATGTTGTAATGGGCTGAGTCCAGTTCAGCGTCATCCAATACTGCCAGCGCCTGCTCCTTTAAGCTCGGCGGCTCAGGTTGGGCCAAGTAAGTCTGAGCGTCAGCAAGTGCCGATTTGATGTCCGGGGCATACTCGTCAAAATACAGATTGCTTGCAGCGATATCCAGTTCTTCGGTCAGACGCTGAATTAGCTTGCGGGTGTCAGTCATTGATTGACTCCAGGCCACGAAGAAGGATGTCGTAGTGCGCTGGATTTATCTGAGCATCTTTCAGCACTGCGATGGCCTGCTCCTTCAAGCTCGGTGGCTTGGGGCGGCGTGTGGCACGGAGTTGTCGTGATTCACCAGACCAACCTTCTCGATCTAGCCACTCACAGCACGCCTCCAGCTCCTGATCGGCGCCCCATTGGGCAGCGCGGGCGGCGATGAAGTCTTCAAGCCGTGGTCGCTCTGACTCGTCCAACGCGTCCCACGCAATCCACCAGTCACCAATGACTTCCGGCGGTGGGGTGATGGGGTGCTTGTAATCTTGGGTCATCGTCGATCCTCCAATCGGCGGTCATGGGGCAGGGTGTTAGCGCACCGCTGCTCCGCCACCTTACCACCGTGTCAAGCCGCCACACAGGTCTTGTTCTCTAGTGGGGTCAGCGGGCGCGGGCGTAGTTGAAGGGTGATTCGGCAAAGGCGGCGTAGACAAGCGTGTTACCGCTGCCATTGGATGCAGTGTTTGTATTTCGCACTTTGAAGCCATTTGCCGTAAAATCAATAGCAAAGGCCGAATTGTCGCCTTCTGCCCCAGAAGTATTTGGCAGGAGATATTTTTGAGCGGCATTGTAGTCACTACGAGCCGCATCCCAGATCTGCCATGAATCGCTGCCAACGCTGGCATTTTTGATAAGCAGCCACCTCGGCCTAAACCCGGTATAAACAAACGGCCCATCCGAGCTGCCGTTGCCTGTATAGCTGCCAAAAGAAGAGTACCCGACTACTGGGGCGAAGCAGTAGGCGACGCAGTCAATTCCTGTTCCGTAGAACGACTGGCTCATGGTGAATACGGTGGATGTCGGATCAACGCCGCCGAACGGAACAAAAGATGTTGTAAAAGCCGCTGTCGTAAAAACAAGCCGCCCATCTTTTGCGTTGCTTATTCCACCGTGGTAGATGTCCCAGTTGTAGGTCGCATTACGCGACTTCATGATGATCAGTTTTGGCGCAACATTTAGACCGTGGCCGATTGTGGCGTTACCACTGGACGAGTTTGTACTCCATGTGACTACGGAAAACCCAGCCGTCGCGTTGGCCCTGACACTAGAAGTGATGGAGCCTGCTGTGTTGTTGGGGTCGGTGGAGCTTCCGGCGTCCCAAATCCAAGCGGCGTAGGTGGCTGAGCTGGTGTTGAGTTTGGCAAGACTGCCTATGGTGAAGGTGTTGGTGCCAAATGCGGTTAGGCCGGTGCTTTGCGTTGTTTCTGCGGCGATACTGTTGCTAACAAGATCCTTCTGAACATCACGCACCGCGTCGTAGAGCGCATGATCAGTTGCCCCGGACCGACCTTTGATCCACACGAGGTCGGGCGTAAAAGCAATGCTGGTTGGTGTGCTGCTGGCGTAGGGAAGCGTCAGGCTTGACCCAGTGCCGGTGTAAAGCACCACATCCATCGCCGTATTACTTTTCACCACCGCCGGAGTGGGCAGGTTTGCCGTGTTTAGCGCCTTGAAGCCGCTGGGGGCCGTGTAGGCGAAGGCGCGTTGGCCGAAGTTGAATTGGACTTCGCATGTTCCAGAATCTTTCTGCGGGCGAAAAATTGGCAAATAAGTGCCAGCGGTCAGCGTGTAGGCCGGGCTTGTGCCTGATGCCGGAACCGAGGAGTCAAACCAAGTCCCGTTTTTGCCGAAAAAGATCTTATTGTTATCAAGATCAAAGGCGCACATAAATACATCGCCAGCACCTAGCGACGATCCGTAGGTGGCTTGACTATTGCTATTGATCTTCTTTGATGGCTCAAACACAAACGCATACGATAGGGAATCTTGCCCCGGATATTGCGTTGTAATATTGTTTTGACCGATGCCAATCGCAGTGTTATTGCCAGCGGAAACAAGGGTGGTCTCAAAATACCATTTGCCAGATGACACGCCAATCGTGCCGTTTCCGCGATACTCTGCCGACCCAACCAAGCCGCCTACAACTTGTAAATTGCCGTTTGAGAGGGTGAGGCTAGAGCTGGTGGCGACTGGGTTAGCCGTGCAGTAATTCCCCCTAACCTCACCGCCCACGCCTGTATCCGTCTGCGACCCATTAGTGGGAACGTCTACGAGGGAGTCGTTTCCTGAACCAGATGCCACTGAGAAATTGTTAGGCGTCCAGTTATTGCTGCCTGCGCTGTCTTTGCCGAGGGTTGTGGCGCTGGTGCCGGAGTTATCCGAAAAGGTCAGCCTGAAGCCGTTGGTGCCGTAGCTGATGCCCGTTGGGGTTTTTGGCATCCATTGCCCAGTGATCGCATCAGTCTCTGCAAACGTCGATGGCGTGGTTGCGGTGCCGTCGAGCAGATAAATGTCGGCTAAATACCCATCAAAGTAAAAAGAAGAAGTGCCGCTAATTTGATGTGCGTTAGTGCTGTTAATCCAGCCTTCGTCGTTTTGGGTGTATGTGCCTACATTGGTGACTACTTGCTCTACGCCATTCACGTAAAGTTTCATGCCAGCAGCCTGGGTGGCTTGCGTTGTGTCTATCTTTACTACTACGTGATACCAAGCAGAAACATCCCGAAATACGGCTGTTGTATAAATATTTGAACTTGTATTGCCTAAATAAAAATAGAGTTTATCGTCAGTCTCAAAATAAAGAGCGCCGCGATAAGACCCCCCACCAAGTGACTGTAATAAATACTGCAAAGTGCCAAGCTTTGATCTCTTCACCCAGCAGCTAAAGGTCCAAGTGCGGCGGTTACCAGCAGATGCGGGGGTTCTGGACAAGTAGGCACTGTCACTACTATTGAAGCGCAGCGAGCGTGAGATACCCCCAGCGGCAGCACCTGCAGCGCTAGTGAGCAGCAGCGGATTGACGGAACCGGGGACAAGCATCAGCTCAGGTTGGTAATCAGGGTGGCGGTGATCTGCGTGGTGGACTGCACCGCATAAATCAGGCAGTCACGAGCATTTGCAGCAGTGCTCAGAGTTGGGGCCGTGCCGCCAGTGAAGTCATACTGTGACCCATAAGCCAGCGTCCTGCCACCAGTGCCATCCTGCGTGATCCAGATCGCACCGCTTTGCCCTGCTGTCAGATTGGTCGGGTTGGCCAGTGTCCTGTTGCCGCCCAGCGTGACCGAGAAGTTGTTGGCCACCGCAAAGTCAGGCGTGATCGTTGCGCCATCAGTCAACGCCGAAATGCTGCCACGCTGCGCCGCTGTAAATGACTGCGCAAGATTCAGGCCCGCAACTGTGATCGAAGCATCAGGCAGCGTGATCGTGCGGTCTGCGGTCGGGTTGGTCACCGCCAGCGTGGTCTCGTTGCCATCGGCGCTGCTGCCCTCAAACACCAGCGAGCCAGCCGTGCCGATCTCAAGCGCACCTGTGACCGTGCCACCAGCCAGCGGCAGATAGGTGCTCGCCGCAGTCGCCGCAGTCAGCAGCCCCAAGTTGGCAGCCGTGACATCACCGACCGTGATCCATGCATTGTTTGCCGCGTTGCGCAGCTTCAGCAATGCTGGACTCACACCGGTATCAATCCACCACTGAAACGCGTAGGTCGTGGTCGGTTCGGTTGAGCCGCTGTTCTGACTGACGATCGCCGCCAGGATCGTGTTCAGCTCAGATCTGAAGTTGGCACCTGACTGGTTAGCCAGTGAGTAGTCGGTTGCCTGAGCCATTAGGTGATCTCCCGGCCGTGGCCGACCGCCAGATAATCGAAGGTCCTGCTCACTATGCTACCCCCGCTGTTCCTAAATGTGATCTGAAACCCGGTTCGCGTCACGCTCGAAACCGTGAAGTAGTCGCCCTGACTCGTGTCCTGCGCAGTAATGCCGATACTTGGCGCGGCATAGAACGCCTTTGGGAACGTCGCCGTATAAGTTCCCGCACCGCTCGTAAGGTTGCGTTGGGTTTCAGTGCGCCGCTGGAACTGCGTCACAACACCAAGCTGCTCAATGATCATGTTCTGATCTGGGTTGCTGGTGGTCGCTTCGAGCTTGAACTGGAATCCTCGACCGCGCGTGGTGCCATTAACAAACGGCTGCCATAGCCCCCACGTTGGCGTGCCTGACGGGTTGTCGTTAGTGGTGCGCACATACAGGCTGGCGTTGGTTGCGCTCAGATCATCGCCGTCAATGTCATCCCACAGATCGATCAGGTCCACCCGCTCATCCCAGAAAGCGCTAGGCGAGAACGCACGAGTCTGCAGGATGGCCCGCAGGTCGATGTCATAGACAACACTCAGATCCAGTGTGCTCACGAACTGATACGACCCCGAGCTAACCGTCTCGCCGTAAAAGTCGATGTTTGACACCGCGTCCCAATCCGGGATGTCATCCACCAGGCCAGACACGCCCAGTGCTAGACCGCCCTCGTCGGAGCTGTAGATCATGTCCGTCCGCGCACCTTGAAACGGTGGGCTGTCGTCGTCTTCGCGATAGGTCTGCACCAATAGCGCATCTTGCGGTTCAGGCAGATCCACCACCACCGACGCAGTGCCGTCTGATTCGTTGCCGGTCGAGTCAACCGCACGGATGAAGTAGGTGCCTTCAAGCAATGGCACGATCTTGCGGGTGCTGCTGCCTGCTACTGCTGGCACGATGTCATTGGCGCGGCCCCATGTGGCGTTGATTCCGATCTGCGGGGTGTGGCGGATGCGCACCTGACCACCCAGACGCACGTCAAGGTCAACAGCCTGCGGCCAGTACAGCTCAGCGTTCTTCTCGTCGATCGGTGCGATGAACAGATCAGGGATGGTGGCTGGTGGTGCTGTCTTGCCCAGCGCAAGGAAGGTCAATGTTGCAATGCCAGACCTGCGCAGCCCAGAACTAAGCGCCGTCAATTCAAACTCATACCGCCCCGCCGATGCATTGAGAATCTCGTGGTCTGGCGCCCGCGTGCTGACTGTGCTCCAGTTGCCACCATCAACGCGATAACGCAGCTCAAACCGTGCCGCGATTGGGTCAGGCTGCCAGCTAATGAGCACCTTGCTGTAGACCTGCCCGCCGCTTTCATACAGCAGTTCAGATGCCTGCAGTCCTGTTGGTGTGTTAGGCGTGCGGTCGAGAACCGTGATGTCACGCTGCTGCAGCGGCAGGTCGCGCTCGATGTAGTCGAACTTCGTGTTGTTGTAAGACAGCGCGGCGATGGCAAACAGGCCGCCGTCCTGCTCCTGCACTGACAACACACGCCACAGTGATGGCCGCAGGCTTGTGGTGCCGATCACCCATGGTGCACCGACAGGCGGCACAGCGTTCAAGCTGGTGGGCAGCGTCAGCGTGCTGCCGTTGAGTGCGGTGCCGAGTACATCTGCAATCGACTGCGTGGTGGCATCAGGTAACACCACGTTGAAGTCGAACTGTGCTGGCATCCCGTCGTAGAACATGTCTTCGGCTGAACGGTCGAGCTGCAGCGCTTGCGCCGTGCCACCTGTAACCCGACCAGCACGGAACCTGCCAGCACGCACAGGATCAGCGACGCGGATCACCATCCCAGGGCGCACCACCATGCCCTCAGCCGTTGATGTGGTGAAGCTGCACACCTCCGTCTCGTTCTGTTCGGAGTACAGCAGCCACTCGCCAACACGCCGCGCTTGTCCGCGACTTGTGCACGCGAATGCCGACACCTCGACTTTGACAACCCCGAACTTGCTAATTCCGATCGCGTCTTCGACCACCTCATAAGCAATGTCTCGCGTTTCTAGATCTAGGTAGCTGACGACCGCAACCGTGTGCCGCGTCTTTAAGCTGCTGCCGCTATAGGCGAACCCTTCCTCGGTCACGTTTGATTGCGTGAACACATAGCTAGGGTCAACCGGCCGGTCCTGCGCAATCGTCAGGCTGCCGGTGCTCCAATACGGCTGCGCCCTGAAGACCGAAGAAAGATCGTTGACCAGTTTGTAGGCCTCTTCCTGCGTCTGGATATTTACGTTGCAGGAGAACCGTGGCTCTTGACCGCCAAAGCCATCAGGCACTAACGCTGAGGCGTATTGCGACGCGGCGAAGAAAGACCACTTGTCGAGCGTGCTATCGCTGATGTGATCACCAAAGCCGTATCGCTTCGACGTGAGTAGGTCCCACAGCACCCAAGCCGGATCGCTGGTCCATTTGGCGCTTTGAAATGTGCCGTCCCAGACGCCTGCGTAAATCAATCGGCCTGTGGTCGCGTCAACCGTCGCGTTGCTGGGGATGCGCACCTTGATGCCACGCACCCGATACGACCGCGAGGGGATGCTGCTGAATTGTTCAGCGCTGATGGTCATCCCAATCACGGCGCTGTTGGGATATGCCGTCTTGGCGTAAATCAGTTCGGTGTAGCTTGCCCAGTAGATCTCATCCTGAATACTTTCCGATCCGCCACTAACAGGGGCATCATCCGTCAGCCGCACCACGCGCACACTGACCGGCGGCGCCTGCGTCAGGTCAACGCGGTAGCGTCGTTGATACAGGTCAGCCGAGCGACCAACGAAAGAGTCCTGGATGGCTGTTGTATAAGGTCCACCGTTGTACGAAACTTGAATCTGGAACTCAACCGTTGTGCCATCAACGTTGCCGTTACTCCTAAAGATCTGCAGCGCTGGTGCTGATAGCGTGACTCTGACGCCATTGACGTTCACGTCGGTGATCGTGCGTGTGACCGGCGATGCTTTCGTGACTTTTACGTTGACCGGTTCTTCACTTTGAACAGATGTGCCAACTTCAGTCAGATAGGTCTGGTTCTGTGTGCCAAGCCTGAAGCTGATTGTTGTGTACTCAAAGTTCAGATCAGCGCGGGTCAGTGTCGCCGCAGGGTCTGCACCTTCGCGCAGCACAGGCGTGTTGTTGAAATAGATGTCCTTGAGCGCTGCGTTGTACCAAGCCGTGGTGCCGACCGTGTAGCCGCGCTGACTGGGAAATCCTTCAATCTCGCCTTCACTCAACAGGTCAATGACGCGGGCAAACTGCTTGGATTCAAGGTTGTCCTTGGCAACCGATGCGCCAGAGACACCCCCGCCGCCACCTTTACCACCACCACCGCCGCCGCCGCCAATGATCAGGTCATCCATCAGACGGCCACCTCTTCAGTGTTGATGCCAGCCGAGATGGTCACGCTGCCGACAACAGTCTCGCCATAGATGATCGGTACGGGCACGCCTTGACGACTCACGTTCTGGATACCGCTGAAGCTGTAGGACTTGCGCGGATCGTTCACGCTGTCAGTGCCTGCAGAAAGCTGCGGCGTAGGTGACAACATTTGCGCAATACCACCCAAAATCAATGCGCCACCCAGTAAACCAATTTGAGTCACCGTTGCACCAGCAAGGCCCAGGCCAAGGCCAGGAATGAAAATTGCAGCAGCAACCAGTGCAACGCCAGCCAAGATTCGCCCAATGTCACCGGCGCCCTGCACCACCGGCACTATGCGAATTGCTTCCAAGCCTGCAACCGGATAATGCAATTGCTCAGGATGCTCGCCAGCCTCAAGTTCAAACCGGCCCACGCTCACTTTGTAATGATGCTCGGCCATGTGGGCTTCGAGCTTGGGAAAGTTGGCCAGCAAAAAACGCACCGCCTCTGCAGGGGAACTGACCGCCGCCTTGAACGAACGCTGTCCCAGGAATTTGGCCAGTGGCCCGTAAACCTTGATAACCCTCAGCATCACGCGCACCTGCTGGAGTGTCTGAGCACACGGCCCGTGTTCTTCTGATAATAGCCGCCGTAAATGTCTCGGGAACTAAGGCGGTGACGAATGTGATGCAAAATCATTTGCTCGCCAACGTAGACGGCAACATGATTCAGGCCACGTGAATCCATCGAGATCAGCAGCGCATCGCCCACCTGCACCTGATCATCAGGCACGATCACAAACCCGGTGTCGGTGAAGCACCGCTCAAACATCGGGTTAACGTTGAAGTCCGCTGGGTTGTGCGGCCGTTCCCAATCACGCAGCTCAAGGCCCCATACCTCGGCGTACCAGTCACGCACCAACGTCCAACAGTCAGCCACGCCCCACACCCACTCGCGGCCAATCAATGGTGCCTTGTAGCCGTTTGGCTTGTGCTCGCACCATGCTTTAGTGCCAGGGTTGACGATGAACCACGGCAGGCCGCTCTGTTCGCACGCCATGCGGTCAGCATCACTGGGCTGCGCCGGAGTGGTCGGGTGGCTGTGGACGATCGCCACAATCTCGCCGGTATCTTCAGCCGCTGCGTAATCATCAGGGTCAAGGATAAAGAAGTCCTTTGGTGTTGGCGCTAGGTTGCGGCACGGCCAGTAGCGTTTGCGGCCTTTGACAACCACCACCAACCCGCATGCCTCTCGCGGTGTCTCGGCCAGCGCATGGGTCAGCGCGTCATCCTTCCACGCCATCAGACAAACCCTCCAACGCCAGGAAACGAGCCGAACGGCAGCTCGGCGTTTTCACCGAAGCGTGCCTTGCAACTACTCAACCTTTTACCGCACACATCTTGTAATTCAGTACCTGTGCCGTCTTGAATGCGTGGTTCTCCCGCGCGTGAAATACCAGCAGCCCACAACACCGTGCTTGCTGCGTTCAGGACCACTAGGTTGCCGTCGTTTTGGATCACGGCCCGATTGGCGTAACTACCTGCTGTACTGATCTGATAAACCGAAGACACAGTCACGAGAGTGCCATAGCCAACAGGGCTGCGGAACGGGTTGGTTGGGCTTGTCGTGATGGTGGCATTAAAAGTTTCATTCAGACGCCACAAGCCACTTGCGCTCACAACTGTTGCTGCAGCTCCTGTGCCACCTGTCTGACGCCATCTATTCGTTCCATCTGGATACAATGGCGCTTCGGCCGCTGGAATAACTTCACAAGTAGCTGATAATTGTAAAGTTATTGATCGGCTACCAACGGTGAACGTATAGTTAGCGGTTCGCACTGTGCCTGTTGCGTAAGTGTCGGCATCCCCCAAGATCTCGTGAAAGAACGCACCGTTGCGGCCTGCGCGAATGTCAGTAGGAAGCCAGTCAAGCCATGTGACACCCGTAGGTGTGCCAATATTTGCAGTATTTGTTGACCAGATAGCAGCGTTGTTGGATGTGTAGAGCACCAGATTGCCATCACTTTGCATCGTCAAGCGATAGCCGCCTAGGTTGGCCGTATTGGCTTGCCATAGAAACCCTTGGCTTACCTGCTGCGACTTGTCGCGGATGAACAGATCACCACGAGGCCCAAGCCGCGCCACATACCAGCGGTTCGCTGAGGTCAGCTGCTGCTCAAGGAAGATGCTTGACCCTGCGTTCAACGTGGCAGTGCCTACCGGAAAATCTGGCGCTGGGGAGCTGCTCAGTGGGGTGTCGTTCTCGTCAAAGTAGTTAGTCCCGGTGTAGCCGCACTCCGGTCCGCGATATTTCCATTGGCAAATGTTTGCAATGCACTGCCGCTTGGGTGCACGCACGCCTGCTAAATCAAACGCAGCCGCCAGCTCAAACTCCACAAAGTCCCGCGTCTCGGTCACCTTACGATCGACGTAGAAAATCTCTTGCGGCGCCTCGGCGTTTGGGTCGGGTGTGCCGTATGGGTTGACGCCACCTTCAAAGTTGATCGGGTCTAAAAAACGGCTGAGCGTGCGGATCCTGATGAACTTTGCACCGGTCAAGTCATTGCCGATCGTGGTCTCGTTGACCGCAAACATGATCGCGGTGACCGTGCTCAACAGGTTGGCGATCCGGATCTTTGGCCGTGGCAGTTGTCCGTTGCCGCTGTATTCAAAACCTTCGGCCTCAACCGGCAGTGCGATGTATGGGTTGCCTTTCCAAACGATGTCGCCCGTGCCGGTCAGCTTGCCATTGGCGCCGTTGTGGAAGCGATAGATCTCGTTCGTGCCATGCACAGCCGCGTTTAGGTGCAGCTCATAAAGGTCGATAATCGCAAACGGGGAGCTTTTGATCAGCTCCTCAAACATCATTGTCATATGTCAATCACCTGCCTAAAACGGGCGCTAATAGTATTCAAGTTGTAAGCGACAATCTCATTGCTCCATTCGCTGCAGACAAAAGCTGTTGTAGAGCCGTGTGGTGTCGTCCAGTTGAATTGCTCAACGCCAGCGCGTGCTGTTAAGAAATTGAGAATTTCAGATCTTTCTGCATCAGTGCGATTTTCAAACACTAAATCCCACTGCTTGAAATCGGTGCGCAGACCGTAGCGCAAACGCTGCTCATAACCGTCGCCAAATTTCACGGTTCGAACATTGGGTTGACTGACCTGCGTTGCAGGGTAACTGGCGATCCAAGTGAAAGTAGTGGCTGCCATGTTTATGCCGCGAGTAAGCCGCCAGGGCGTTTCTGACGAATCAATTCTGCCTGTACGGCGCCAGCAATAACGCGTCCCAGAGCGTTGCCCTGCCCTTGATCACCCTGCACGTTAGTGCCCTTTGCGTCAACGTTCACGACAACATTGGTGCTGCCACCATTCTTCATCGTCACAGGGATTGTACGGCCATCAGGGAGGGGCACATACGCTTCTGGCTGGCTGCCTTCACCAAACATGGCAAGCTGCGGTGAATTTGCGATACCACCAGCGGCGTAACGCTTCAGCAGCATTGGACCATTGGCGGTCATGACACCACCATCGGCAAAACCTAGAAACTTGCCAAGCGCACTTCCTGTTGGGACAAAAGTCTTAAGCAACTGGAACGTCGCAAAACGGATAAGAATTTTTGACAAGTCCTGCAAAACAGAGCGTGTAAAGTCGGCAAAAGAAGCTTTGCCTGTTGAGACAAATTCAGCAAACTGATCGCTCAAGCCAATAAATGCATTGCCTAGGCTTGCGCCAAGATTTGCGGCCAAGTTGTCAGCGCTTTTAATTGTGTCAGCAAATGATTTTGCAAGTTGATTACCAAAGCCTTCTGTTGCCTTCAATGTTTCCATCAAGGCATCACGCAAGCGCTTAACGGCGGCGGCCAGCTCTTCAGAACTTAAAGTTTTTGCTGCGCGTTCAATAAATTCGGCAATCTGCCTATTGATATTTGCGCGTTCACGATCTCTCTCGGTCAGCAATCTTGCGTTTTGTTCAGTTTGAAGAATAATTTTCTCAAGCTGAGCACGTTCTTCTGTCTGTGCTTTTGTGAATTCGAGATCCGCTTGTTGAAGGCGAACAAACAAAGTTTTCCTGTTAATTCGCGCTGTTTCAATTTCAAGGTTACTTGTCGCAAGTCTTGTCAAATACTCCTCGATTGTCATGCCATTCTTCAGGAGCTGTTGCCTATTTTCTTTAAGATCTTTCGCCTGCTCCTCTTCGAATCTGATCTTTTGATTGGCACTTAATATTTGCCCAATAATTGGAAGAATCTGTTCGTCATATTCAAATCCTTTTTTCTTGGCTATCAAAATTAGCTCTTGTATGCGCAAGCTGCTATCTGCGAGTGCAGCATTTCTTTCTGACTTGCTAACCAGATCAGTCAAGCGAAGTACAGGCACTTTGGCCTCTTTTGCCTTTTGATCTTCGGTGATTCCGGGCAGTCTTGAAGGAGGCTCGCCTTGGCTTGTTTCAATTGCTTTTTGAGCAGCTTCGAGCGCACCCTTCTGCGCAATCAAGGAAACCCTGCGTTCTTCAAGGTTTTTTACAAAGCGGCGCTCGAATCCAGTTAGCGGCCTTTGCAGTCCAAGACGCTCGTAGCCAGTCAATTGTTTGTCGAGAACCGAAACCTGTTTTGAAAGATCAGCAATTTGTTCTTTTCTATTTTTACCCAAACCAAGGAACGCGTTAAGCTTCCTAATTGCTTCATCTATAACCTTGATAATGCCAGCAAATATATTTTGAAACGCCGCACCAATCGGCTTCAACAAGGTGCCAACGCTTTCGCTCAATCGAGCCAACGAAGTTTTTAGCCTGTCACCAGCAGCGTCTGGGCCATTGGCAATAATCTGCGCTGACTTCCCGTAACGCTCAAATAATTTCTCGGCAAAAAGTTGGAAATCCTGAAGGCTTACCTGACCTTTTTCAAGAGCTTTATCAAGCTCCTGTGGGGTCATGCCAAGCGATTCGGCAAACAAACTAAATGCACCCGGCAGTCGCTCACCAATCTGCTGCCTCAATTCTTCAGCACTAACCTTGCCCTTGCTGAAGACCTGTGAAGTTGCTGTTAAGGCAGAATCAAGCTGCTCAAGGCTTCCGCCAGTACCCCTAATGCCAGAGGCGACACCAATGAATGCCTTCTCAGCATCACGAACATTACCACCAGCACCTTTGACTGATGCGGTGAGCTGCGTGAATTGACGAGTCAGAATGTCCTGCGGAATTGCAAGTGAACGGCTAGTACGGTCAATGAAATTCAGTGCTCTTTGGTATTCCGATGCGTTCTTAGTTACAAGTTCAAGCGCTTGCCTTTGCTTCGAGAGTTCAGCAGCAAAAGTTGCAGTCTGGCCCAGGACTTGACGAGTCTGTCCAACACCAGCGCCTATGCCAGCGCCAACTATTGATCCAGGAACGCCACCGACAACACCACCCACAAGGGCACCAGCGGCCCCTTCAAAGCCGCCGAAGACACCTGCGCCAGCAACGGTGCCCGCAATTTGAGCGCCTTTGATTAGGCCACGCCCTCGACCCGCGGGGGCAATTCCACCCCTCTGTCTATTTTGAAGTTCGGCTAATTGACGATCGAGACGATCAGCTTCTGCTGTTGCCTGCCTAAATTCAGAGCTTGCAATGTCAACGCTATTCGCAATCTCACGCCAAGCACTCGAATACCCTTTCAGGTTGTTGATACTTTGCGTTGACGTTTGCTGAATTCTGCGAAGCTCTGCAGATGCCTCCTTGAAGTTAATATTTGTTGCAGCAGTTTGTTGCGCAAGATTTTTCAGGCTGCCTTGAAGCCGCGTGAGCTGCTCACCGCCCTGCTCCTTGATCCGTACCAGCAGTTCAGTGACTTGGCTCATGACTTGCGCTCGTTCATGACTGTCAAGGCTTCTCGCTCCATGATCTGTACGCCTTCGAAAATGACGACAGGTTCCTTGACTGAATACAGTCTACAGAGAGACTCCAAACTAGGGTAGTGAAGGCCAGTCGCACCTGACATCCCAACATTCCATTGCGTCTGCATGCGCAAGAACATCATCACGATGTCCCAGTTCTCTTCCCACACCCCAAAGTCACGCGCCTTTCGTTGAGACCGCAAATCTGCAATCGCCTCAGGCATCAAACCCAAGGCGACTAAATCATCTTCAGTTTCCTCGTCCTCGCCACTCGCCCCAAAACAATGACGAGCAGCGTC